CCTGTCAGCTCTACCAGCCGCCTGCAAAGCAACAGGCGCGGTTCGTGCCGGCCGTATACATAGTTCTGCATTGTCGTTTCACTTACGCCTGACATCTCAGCCAGCCGGCTGATAGAAACGCGGTTCGCCCGCATCCACGCTTCAAGCGCGGGATAGATGATCTTGTATTTGCTACCGTACATTTCCCATCACCGTAATCTTTCGCGCAAGCGGCTGTAAGTATTTCGGGTCCGGCTTCTGGTTGTCCGCGATCGAGTGGAACGTCTCTGCATTTTCTTTTGTTTTGCGTCTCAGCTCACGCATTTTCTCGAAATTCACGCGCCCTTCCTCCTCTCGTTTATCTCGTGCTGCGCCTCCTGCTGGGCGTGCTTTTCCATCAGGTACCAGCCTGCCAGCCCGCAAATAACGCTGCAAAGGCATAACACGCCGAGTAGCCCAACTGGGAAACTGTCTTGACCGCACGCCGCTATGAATGCACTGGCAAGGCACAGGCCGCTGAACAGCTTGTACAGTTTCACCGCTTCCCCTCCACGTTTCCAAGGCGGCGACGCGCTATATCACTGGCAATGTCGCCTTTGTAATACTTCGCTCTTCCGCCTACCTGCACTCTCGGAAGGGCAGATGCTTTGCGGGCCTTTTGCGGATTTTCATATCCGTAGATATTAGCAACCTGTTCCAGTGTTAAAAATATCGTTCCTGGATACATTCTGTCCAAGTCTCTAACCGCTTCTTGTCGTGCAGCCGCATAAGTAATGGTTTCATTCATCATCTTTGTTCATCCCCTTTCAGCTTTGTAAGTTCCACCTCGTCCTCTCGTATTCCAAGGTGCGCTGCAATCACTTGTTTGATCAGCGATGTACTGTTTCTCGATGTTTGTATTAGTTCCTGAACCGTCATGTTTTCTTTGTTAGGCATTAAAATTCCTCCATTCCTTGCCAGAGGTAGGAGGATATGGTATAATGTCCTCGATACCTCGTAGTCGCAATACGTGGTGTCACGCCCTGTCGGATGTGTCAGCATCCGGCGGGGCATTTTTATGCTACATAAAGTTTTCTAAAAGATAGTCCAGTGCCCAAAATTCGGGGTTAAATATCGCGTCGATTATGTTGCTTGCAATAGAATCTATTACAACCACCATCACAAAAGATATGGCAACAAGCAAAACACCTATCACAGAAAGCGCCGCACATGCTCCGGTCTCTTCATTATCTGCTAGTTTTGAAAAAACTGTAACTCGTTTAGCGCCGCCATATTGCTTAATCTCACACGATTTTTTCAAGAAGAATCGATGAACAAATACGGCGGTTAGAATAATGAAAGCCAGATATGCGATACAAAAGAATGCGCCTTTGATTGCATAAATCTTTGCTTGCGCTGTTAGAACTGAAAATATCTGATCTGCCGTAGTGCCAAGCTTGTCCGATAGCACATCAATAATCTGGCTTACATCACGGGCTGTCATTAATCCCATCCCTGCCTTTCCTTTTCATCCAGATAGTCCTGCGCCCGCTCGTCCGCTTCCGCTTCACTCTGCATCTGCCCGATCAGCCGTACGATCTCGCGCTTCCTGCGCGCTTCGCCTTTTTCGCTGTACTCGCCCGATGCGATCTGATGGCATAGGTCAATAATGCGGAATGCACTGTTTGATATTTTCTGTAAATTCATGGTTCGTTTTCCTTTCCTATCGATTCCTTAAAAGAATTGTTGCAATGCTTAAAACGATTGCTCCTATTCCGCAAAACAAAGTTATAAATTCCCTAACCTCTGGCCAAGTCATTCTGTATACCCTCGCTTTGCATATTCAGATCAGCTTCACTTTCTATATCCACATCGCATTTAAGAATTAATTCGGCCACGGGGATTTCACCCCCCTGTTTTCGTAGCGTAAACGCAATGCAGCTATCATGAAGTGGGATACCATCTAAAAAGAGTTCTGTTTTTTCTTTCGATGAAATCAGTTTGACTTTATGCATTCTATCCCTACCTTCCTCTTTCAACTTAAATCTGCATTTCCTCCGCATCCCCCGCCATCGACACCCTCAACATATGTATCAACGGTTACATAGCGAACAGGTATTTGATACATCTTTAAGGTTTGTTCCCATGATGATAATTTTCCGAAATGTCCTTTGTCGGGGGAAGTATCTGCTTTTTCTTTAATCATCCAAATCCCCTTCTACGTTACGGTTCATATAAGTTCTCAAAGTACGCGCTAATTCGTCTCCTGCGATTTTAAGGGGAATTTCTTGCACTCCCCTATGCCGCTCTTGTACCGCTAATACAAGGGCGGCGATTTCTTTTGGGTCGCCTTTGATTGATATTTCCAATTCACTCACCTCCTTACGGTGCAGATTTTCCGCCCTCGTTCCTGTTACCGCAGGGGCGGGGGCTTCTTGTTATCTTTGATTTCATATGCTAAAATGTTCAAAGAAGGCCCACCCTGAAAGGGGGATGAAAGCTTGTCTAAAAACGAAGTTGCATTAGAAATATTAAAGCTATGCGCATCTGATATAATAAGAAAAGAAAAAGGTAAAACTAGTTATCCAGAGGTTGTGAAACCCCTTATCGATGCATATAATGCTATCTACTCTGGATTAGAAATTAATGATAAGTAATTTCTCTTAATATCAAAAGCACCTGCACTATCGCTAGCATATCCTGTGGGTCTTCATCATTCAGTCTCTTGGAGAGCAGCAGCATCTGTTCTTCAAGAGACTTTATCACTTCTGTCCAGACTTCTTCCTTTTCGTGCATTACTCGTCACTCCCTTTGCGATATATGTTATAAAGGCTCTCTACTGATTTAGACAAATGGAATAACGCGCTCCCCAACAAAATAATCGATATGGTTTGGAGAATTTCAACAATCATGCCATTCGCCTCCTTTCATAATGCAGTCCATCCTCCTTTTGATGTATCCAGAGGAATAATTTTCGACTTGTGTTTTGGTTCTTTGTTCTTCATAACGCTGAACATCAAGCCATTTCCAATGCGTTTTCCGTGCTTATGCCAGCATTTAGATTTGTTCACGATTTTTTCTTTCATAGGAAATCCTCTCGGGCGCTTTCTTGTTATCTTCCCTTTTACGTGATAAAATCGGAATAGAAGGGAGGTGAAAGTATGTTTGTTCAAGCGACAATCTCGTGTAAATGCGGCTGCATTTCCAGAATTGAATTTCAGTCTGGAAAGCATGCTTATGTTTGCCCGAATTGCAAAACTGCTATGAACGCTGACATGTATTCCAAACTCGAAAAAATTATGTGCGATTTTGGAGACTGGAATACTGATGTCATCAAGAACGCTCGTGGTCTAAACGAGCCAGAAATGCGAGCAGTAACCATATCCATTGCAGACTTGGGTGATTAACCAAGCCCCTGCCCAGGCTTACGCTCCGGAGCATCATAATTCTGCAAATGTATTGTCTCCAGCGTGAAACGCATCACATCAAAGGCTGTTCCAGGCATCAGGTTCAGGTTGTACTTTTTCAGCGCATCAGTAATGGCAGTTACCGCGCCGTCAAGGTTTTCCTGGCCGTTCAGTGCTTGGGACAGTCTTTCCTTTTCCATCAAGTGCTTCTCTGCGGTCACGTCTTCACCTCCTTTCATGATGCGGATTTGTCCACATTGCAACCGCGCGATAGAATTAGGCGAGAAACGAAACAATTTCTTGCAGGATATTGCAAACGCTGTCCATCTGCTGATCGATGATAGCGACATGTTCAGAAACGCTCTGGATGTTTTGAGTGACCAAGAGCAGCCCATCACTATTGAGCTGGATAAAGCTGTACATTCTCCAACCCAAAACCAGAACACTGACAGTGAGTAGGAAAACGGCGATTGACTGTATCCTTACTGTTCGTTCCAATCTGCTGATCCGTTCGCCGTCCGATAATGGCGAGCGGATTTTTTTGATGTGCGTTGCCGTTCACCTCCTTTCATGATGCAGGTTTGTCTGCTTCTTTTTCGTTTTCTTGATTTTTGACAGCTACAACACCCTCCGCAAAGCCAATCAGGTATTCTTTTTTATTATCAGGAAGTGCTTGAAAGGCTTCGGAAAGCGTGCGTACAGCCTTACGATCTTCTGGTTTCATATTTTCACCTCCTTGCGGTTTATTTAAATCTCTTTGCAATGTAATTATATCGCAACGCATTATATTAGTCAATAATATTTTCAAAAAAATATTGCATCGCGTTAAAAGTTGTGCTATACTTTGTTTATCGCAGGAGGTGATCTTAATGAATGAGCGAATAAAAGAGTTGCGCAAAGCTTTGCAACTCAATCAAACTGAATTTGGGTCACGAATAGGAGTAAAGCAAACCACTGTTGCTGGATATGAAAATGGGACAAGGGTTCCTTTAGATGCCGTGATTTCCTCTATTTGCCGAGAGTTCGACGTAAACGAAGATTGGCTCCGCAATGGAGAGGGCGAAATGCTTATAAAAAAAACTCGGAATCAAGAAATAGCCGAGTTTATGGGTGATATCTTAAAAGGCGAACCGGATTTCCGGCGCAGGTTAATTGCTGTCTTGGCACGAATGACACCGGATGAATGGGAAATGCTCGAACGAAAAATACACGAAATCGCTAACGAGCCATGAAAAAAGCTGCCTTTTCAGGCAGCTAAGTGATTTTATTTAATCAAGTGAATGGAAAATCTTAGTATTAAGTCAATTTCTTCTGCGTTTGCTATTTTAAGAAGATTTTCTATTTCATCAATCTTTCTCTGATCTTCTCTGCTTTGTGCATCGCTAACGACAATCCTTGAATTAATACTTTCCATGTCGGTTTCTCCTTTGTGTTTAGTCAACCAAATACGCTATCTCTCTGTACTCATTTGGTTGCTTCCTGAGGCGCCGGATTTTAAGAACATTTGTTCGGTGTTTTTATTCTAACCCTATGAGGAAATAATTTCAAGCGTTATTTCTCGACAAAACAAGATAAGTCCAATATTCAGGACTTTTGAATTATAAATAAAAAAAGCCTGCCCGATGCGTCACCATCGAAGCAGGCAGAGGGTGTACCGTGTTCCCCCAAAATGTATTATACAAAATTGGCAGGTTTTGTCAATAAGGGAGGATAAAAGATGAAATGCTCAAAATGCGGAACGGAATTTGAGGGTAATTTTTGTTCTAATTGCGGCGCGCCAGCAAAGCCCGCCTCGCCCGAATCTCACGAAATGCTCAGTCCATCTATGACACCCCCATCAAATCATGAGTATTACGACAAAGAAGGGGATTTGATTGATCTTGCGGTAATTTATGGAGTATACAAAACACGAATCGGAATGACAGACTTTTTCCGTCTATGTACAGACTATACTCCACAGCAAGTCAGCGAAGCGGTTACATATATCGAAAAAAATATTACGCCTGTCCCGTACAGCAAATCAGATGCAGCGAGAATGAGAAAGCAAATCGAGGCTCCAATTATTGCTTTGAACAAAAGTCGCGGAATACCATCTTCTTATACCCGTGTTTCTTATGATGGTGGTTCAAATGACCGCTTAAAGATGCTTTTGGTTTCTTGGATTCTTGGATTAGCATACTCCATTTACATAGTATTTTATTTTTTCATCAAAGCTTCATCCGCTACCGATACCATATCGGCATTAGGAACAGGAATTGCCGCCATGTTAGTTGCGCCTCATATTATATGTGTTGTAATCGCCACTATATTTAATATTGTTGGATGGTATATGAACAAAAGAGGATTTGTGCTAACTGGCGCTATTCTTTATGCGGTATCCATTTTAATGTTCCCGCTATATTTTCTTTTTGTTGTGGTGCAAACCGTACTTTCCTTTGTTGGATTTGCGAAAATGCCGAAAAGCTAATTTATAACGGAGATATTCAGAAAGGGCTTCAACAAAGGACTGGGGGATATATATGTTTTGCATCAATTGTGGCACCCAATTTGACGGGGCTAACTGCCCAAATTGCGGTCACCCCGCATCAAAATACGCATCTTCCAATTCGGCGCGTCACATCTATTATGATAATGATGGGGATGAAATTGATCTCGCGGTCGTGCGAGGAGTTTACAGAAACAAAACGGCTGTAAAGAATTTTTTTAGGAATCTCACCAGTTATTCTCCCGAAGAGATTAATAATATTGTAAATTATATGTTTTCATCTGTGCCGCCCAAACCGTATAGTATTCTTGAAGCGGGAAGAATGCAAAGGCAAATCGAGGCAGGACTTCCTATATCAAAGAAGTCTTTACCGCCACTATTTAGAATTGTTGCGCTGTGCATATCTATTTTTCTTTTTATAATGATTATATGGTTATTGTGGACTTCATTTTCTCCATTTTCGTCGAACATTAAAGATGATGGATTGGTTACTTTATCTGAATATAATTCAATTCAAAACGGAATGACATATTCGGAAGTTATAGATATATTTGGGTCTGATGGAGAAAACTTATCATCTGTCACAATTGGAGATGAACAATATCATACTGAAATATATTCATGGGATGGAAATGGTTCACTTGGAGCAAACTGCAATATTACTTTCCAAGGAGGAAAAGTGGTAGCTAAAGCTCAAATTGGGTTAGAATAGTTAAAAAGGGGGATAAATTTATGTATTGTCAAAAATGTGGATCTCAAATGGAAGATGGCGCAAAATTCTGCCCATCCTGCGGCGCTCCAACACAAAATAATTCACAGTCCAATTACAATCCAAACATTTATGTTAATAACACCAATACAAACATTAATGATTTCGGTTATACATATAAAAATAAATGGGTCGCATTTTTTCTCTGCCTGTTTCTTGGGTGCATTGGCGCTCATCGCTTCTATGTTGGAAAAATCGGAACTGGCGTTCTATACTTATTAACCCTTGGCTTATTTGGATTTGGAGCTTTGGTCGATCTTATTATAATCTTAATCGGTTCGTTCACGGACAAGGCCGGATTCCCGTTAAAGTGATAACGGTATATAATTCATGACCGAACCACGCATGATCGTAATATGCTCCAAATGCGGAACGCCCTGCCATACTCTCGGGTACGATAAAGCTACCTGCTCATTCAAATACGACTATTCCAAGCCTTGCGGAAAATGCGGCGCTGCCGATTGGGTAGCGCATGAGGTCGGGCGAAACTGGAAAACCGGACTTTGGGAGAAAATAGAAATGAAAAATTGAGTAAAAATTATGTTTATCCATTTGGACAAATTGCGAATTGACTTTATATAGGCATTGGCATATTATAATAACAACGGAACCCGCCAAGCCTATGGCATTGCGTAAAAGCAATGCTATGCGTAACAAGGCGGGTCTTTTGCTTGTAATAAGGATGTGTGTTTATGCCCATCATCGGAACTGCAAAACCATTTACAAGTTTTGAAGATCAAATTGCATTGTTGGAATCTCGCGGGCTGTTGATTCCAGACAAGGAATTTGCACTACGTGTACTAAAGACGGTTAATTATTATCGATTGTCTGCATATTCTCTTACAATGCGGAGCGATGATAAATTCTATCATGGTACAACTTTTGACCAAATTTGGGAGCTATATCAGTTTGATGCAGCTTTTAGAAATGTAGTTTTGAAGTATTGTCCATATATAGAGCATGCATTTAGAACACATATCGCGCACCATCATTCTGGGCAATATGGCCCTCTTGGATACCTAAATAATCAAAATTTTGAAAATGAGACTTTTCACGCGCGTTTTTTGAACAAGCTTTTTAAGGAAATCGATTTTTCTGATGATATATTTATCAAGCATCATAAAAACGATTTAGGCGGGATTTATCCATTTTGGGTTGCTATTGAAGTGACTTCTTTTGATGTATTATCAAAACTCTATAAAAATTTACTGCCTAAAGATAAAAATTATATTTCCAAGACATATTATGATGTATCCAGAAAATATGTAGAAAATTGGTTGCAAGTTGTAGTGGTTGCACGAAATATTAGCGCCCACGGCGGACGTTTTTATAACCGAAATATGCGCATTCCTATACGACTGGACGCGGCTATGCAAGAGAAATTTAATGATCGTTCGCCGTTTGCAACTGTGTATGCCATCTATATGTTATTGCCATATAATTCGATAAGGCATGATTTCATATCTGATTTATCTCATATTTTTAAGTTATATTCTTTCGCCAAGCTCCGTTGGATGGGGTTTCCAGATAACTGGATTAAATTATTACAAGATCAATCTTGTATAGAATCTTAAGATAAAATCCCGCCCCTGCGCTACCAACACAGAGGCGGGACATAGGGCAGAAAACTTTGAACAGGGATTCTGCCCTTTTATTCTATCAAGAATAGGAGGAAAAAGCAATGGCTAAAAGAAAAGACCCAGGCACATCGGACGGATATTTTCGACATACCTGGACATTCGAGGGAAAGCGATATTCTGTTCGCGCCAAAGATGAAAAAGATTTATGGCGTAAGGTCGCGGAAAAGCAACGGCTTTTGGAAAGCGGCATGATTACCACAACCGAAAACACGCCTGTAAAGAAGTGGTTTTCGGACTATTTGGAAACATACAAGCGCGTATCTGTAACGCCTCGAACTTATGAGCAGCTTGTTGCATACTGTAGAAATTATATTTTCCCTGCGATTGGGAATACGCGAATTAAGGATGTCAAACCTATTGACTTGCAGCGCATTATGAACGGATGCGCGGGAGGTTCGAGCAGTCAGGCGAATAAACTAAGAAACCTTATTCGCGGTGCATTCAAACAGGCCAGAATTGATCGTGTCATAATCTACGATCCCGCCGAAGCGCTGCAACTACCGGAAACCAAAAGCGGGACACACCGCGCTATCACCACAAATGAAAGGAAACACATTTTAGAGGTGTGTGAATCGCACCGTGCAGGTCTTTGGGTACTGTTTATGTTATACACCGGTGCGCGACCGTCGGAAACGCGTGCAGCGCTTTGGCAGGATATCGATTTTGACCGCCGTATTATCACGTTACATAGCTCAAAAACCGACTTTGGCGATCGGCGTGTACCGTGTCCTGATGTCCTGTACTCGCGCCTAAGCGCTGCGCAAGGCGAAGGGTATATATTTACCCAACCCACTACGGGAAAACCTCACACCAAAACATCTATGAGGCAGATGTGGGAAACATTCTGTCGTGCTGTAGATGTAAATATGGGAGCGAAAACGTTTCGCGGCGCTGTTGTGCCAGAAACTTCGGTGATCGCTAACGATCTTACGCCATATTGCATGCGACATACCTATGCAACTGATTTGCAAACCGCAGGCGTTCCAATCAATGTTGCACGCGAGTTATTGGGACATAAAACGATAGATATGACATCCAGAATCTATACCCACCTTTCCGACCAAGCGTTTACAGATGCCGCCGAAAAGATTCTGCATTTCGAACGACAACAGGATTTAGGAAAAATATGTCGAATCGGTTAATGTGTCACTTGGCGTGTCACCTGTTTTTATGAACGCTTTCAAGCATAGACCTTTAGCGGTTTATGAGTATTTCAACGGATGCCTTTTAAGCAGGGTGTCCGGAGTTCGAATCTCCGCTGGATCACCAACATTTACCCCGTGCAACATTAAGTTGTGCGGGGTTTTTGCACATAACAAGAACTTTTTATTAATATTTTTCATATTCTTTGAAAATTATAAACGTCCATTTTCAGCCAAAACAAACCGTTTAAGTGTGTCACTTGATGTGTCACCTATTAAAAAAGGGGCGGTTTCCCGCCCCCCTCTGTTCAATGCTTCACAACGTACTCGTAATATGCAGAGAGCTTGTCGCTTACCGCATCCTTATCATCAAGCCATGCCTTTGCCATATCAGTATAGAAATCGATCTTGTTTACGCCATGCTTCTTGAATACCTCGCAGAAATCCGAGTAGAGCATGTTAAGCGCGGCGTAAAACTCGGCAGGCTCGCATTGGATACCATGCTGACGCATGACCTGTTCTGCCTGCTCCATCGTCCAATGAGCGCCGGTTGTCCCGTCCTCATTCTTCATGCGCCGCGTCCAATCCTCTGCGGTCTGGCGGTCCATCTTCCCAACGCCGCGCATCATTTGCGCATGGCCCATCATCCTCTCGCTGCTTCCACGCAGCGAATCTCCTACATATGGAGTTTCATGCATACTGCCATAATCTCGATCACGAAACCCAATCGGCTGCATGTCATAATCCTCCCTATACATAGGATAGTGATAAACCGGCGGGATGTAGCCGCCTGGATACCTGCTTCTCGGCGCAAACCGTCCGTCAGAGTACCGGCGGTATCCACGGTCATACGGCTCCATCATTTCGGAGCGCGGGGCGAATCGCCCGTCATCGTAGCGCTCGCGGCCGCGACGGTCGCGGAATTTATCCTCCATATAATCGCGCGGGTAATCCTCGTATTCTACGCCGATCCTGCGGCGGCCACGGCCGGAAAGCATCATCATCTTTGCGGTGCGCGTCATTTGCTCACCGCCCCTCTGGTCGCAGGCGCGGGAGCCGCGCCGCCGTCAATGCTGGTCAGGTTGTTGCTGGGTGCGCAGCAGGGATTGCCGAGCATCCGGAACGAGCCGCCGGTCGCAGACGTGGAAACACAGGTCGAATACCGCGTACGGGTGCGGATGCCGCAGGCCGTCACCTGCGCACAGTTGCGCTTAGTCAGCGGATACAGCGTCGTACCCGTGCCGATAGTGATATACACCGGCGCATTGATCGTGGTCGTGTCGGGGATTGCCTGCGCTACAACAATGCAGTATTTCTCGCAGTCGTTGTAACTTCCAGCCGGAAGGTTGATCTCCAGATTGCCGCCCGTGAACGTCACCGCCTGCGAGATCACCAGATTGGGACACAGCTTACATACAGGTTTGCAAGACATAGTTTTACCTCCTGAAAATCAAGGGCGGCAGACTATTGCCCGCCGCCCGAAGTTATCACGGCAGAGCCGGAAAGTTAAAGGGGTCGATTTCGACCCGTTTAGCAGCCACAGCCGCAGCCGCTGTTGTAGGTTCCGCAATAGGGATACGGCGCGGGGACCTGATAAGCTGGTACCGGCATCGGGTTGATGCGGCGGATCAGCTCATTGGTCTGCGCGTCCAGCGTTGCGGTCAGGTAGCTGTTCTGGTTGGCCTGCGAAGCCGCCAGCTTGAGCGCCTGATTCTCGGACTGCAGCGAATCGATCTTGGACTGTACCATGAAGTCCATCAGGCCGCGATAGTTCGCGTTCTGGTTGTCGATAATATCACGGGTCGAGTTCTGGATCGTGTTGCGGGTGTCGCAAGCCTGCGTCGCCATGTCATAGCGCACGCCCTGGATCGCGTTCTGGGTCTGGCAGCAGCAGTCCTGCAGGTTGTAGCCGAGCTGGCACAGGGACTTGTCCACACCGTTAAAGCCCTGCAGCATCGCAACATTGGTGCTGTTGAAGCCGCCGGTAACCGCATTGTTCAATGCATAGACGGAATCGCAGATGCCCTGCTGGATTGCGGAAATGCCGCGCTCAAGGCCGTTGAATGCAATCGCCTCGTTTACATCAGCGCGGGTCGCAATGCCCTGCAGGCCAGGATCAGTGGACGCGCCGCCGCCGATGCCGCCGAAGCCAAAGCCGCCGCGACCCCAGCCGAAAATCATAGCAAAGAGGATAATGGCCCACCAGCCATCACCACCCCACATGCCGTTTCCGCAGTTGTTGTTACCGCTGTCCGAACCGAGTGCATAGCCGGTTGCGAAATCGTTATCCATATTAAATTTTCTCCTTTTCGTGTATTTACATCGGGGCCGTACGCTCCCCTGATGTTCAATGGGAAGCGGTTTTTTATCAGGAACCGAGTAAACCGAAAAAGAGATAGATTTTCAGAAGTATCTCTGTCTTATTTGAAAAGCTGGTTTGCCTGCCGCATGAACTGCTGCGGGTCTACGCCCGCCTCTTTCAGCATGTTCATTGCCGCCTGCTGGGGATTGCCCCCCTGCATGATCTGCCGCATCTGCGGATTGCTCTGCGCCATCTGCTGTAGCGCCTGCTGCGGGGTCATGCCGCTGTTTTTCATCTGCATGATCTGGGCGACCATCGGGTTATTTGCCGTCAGCCCCTGCATGAGCATTTGACCCATGTTCATTTGTCGTCCCTCCTAACTGGTCGCACAAGGCGTTAAACCGCCTTGCGAGTTCGTCAAAGTCAGACCTCTTCACATATTCCGAAAGGTTAATGTCCTGCTGCGGAGCCGCCTGCTCCTGCACGCGCTGGTAGGCTGCGAAATCTGCGCTGCCCGTCTGGAAATTAAGCTGCTTTGTATAAACGAATCCGTGCGAGATATCCGGCATGATCGTCAGCGCCCCGCCGAAATCCGTCTGTACCGCGCGCGCCTCGTCCAATGAAGCTACCGGCCGGACGATCGGTGCCGGAGGCTGCTGCGGCATGGGCTGCTGCATCATCGGCTGCTGATATGGCATCTGCTGCATGCCCTGACTGGGTAGATAGGTTTGATAAGGATACGCCATTACCCCAGCACCTCCGTTACATGTTCGTTGATAGAACGTTTTTCGCTCTCTTTATAGTTGATATAATCCACTAAATCCTTGAGCTTCCCCGTAGCGGTAAAATCCTCCACAATACGCCTTGCACATTCCGGCGCATATCCAAGCCACTCAAGGCGCTGCTCGTAAGCTACCATTCCAATCACGTCCTCTCTGTGGAAAACGGCGCTCGGCGACGTGAACCGAGCGTTTTTCCGTTCTCCATGATTTAATTGTAGGACAAACCGTGATTTGGTGTGTGCGCTTGTGTTGCGTTTGTGTGCGGTTGTGTGCAAAAGCAAACCCCGTGGGTTCTCCCACGGGGCTAAGCCATATGCAGTATTCGGGCAACGTCGATCAGGCGTGCAAAGATATCCCTGGAGCGCCGCGACACAACCGACCTGTCGTACCCGATTTCGGCGGCAATGTCCGATTGCGGAAAGTGGTCAATCAATATCCTGCGGGCTATCACCGTGTTTTCCAGACCGAGTGCAGCCTCGTCAATTACGGTCAACAACTCACTTTTGGTCAGCGTTTGAAGTTCTTCCGGCACCTTTGCACGTCCTGCCATGTTGCACCTCTATTCAGCCATATAAATGCGCTCGGTCGTTAATGACCAGATTGCGCATTAGATCAAAGGAAAGCTCAAGGTTTCCGTCCCCGTCGCCCTGTAGATAGCCTTTCTGCACGAGCTTTTCAATGGTCGGCCGTGCCCATGCTGGGCACTCCTCCACGCTGTTGTACTGCTCCGCTTCTTTCGTCTTTTCAATGATCTGCTTTACCTGTGCTTCGGTCATATCTGGTTCCTCCTGTTCATATTTTGGATTGCCGTAGCCGTATATGCTGGGATACCCCAGCGGATAGGACTTGCGTGCCACACCGCCGCCGTTCGCTACCACGCCGGACGCGCCCGAGGTATTCCCCTCGATGGTGTAGACATAGCCGTTTTCCACCTTCTCCACGATACCTACATGCCCGCCTCCGTTCGGGTACTGGCGGGTGGAGAAATATACGACATCGCCCGCTCTCGGCGTGTAAGCCGCCCGCAGGTGGAAGCGCCCGCGCTCCGCGAACCAGTCCTTGCCGTTATAGCAGCTTGCCGTGCGCGGGATGACTCCGGCATTACCGGACTGTGCCGCGCACCAGCTTATAAACATGTGGCACCAGTAAGCCTCCGGTCCGTTCAGGCCGTACCATTTGCCGTATTTCGTCCAGTTATTCGAGCCTGCGTTTGCGGTCTTGCTGTCAAGGCTCGCATTGCTCGCTTTCTCCAGATAGCCGACCTCTGCGGCGGCAACCCTCAAAATACCGCTTGCTTTTCCCAAATGATTCACCTCAATTTCAAAACAAAAAGCCCCACCTTGACACAGGCGGGGCTTGTGGTATAATATCTATACAAAGGGGCGCTGCCGGCAGACGGCTGACCCAATTACACAGTTAAAGTAACCGCTTCATTTGGTCGTGAGGGCGGTTACTTTGCATTTATGGTCAAAATATGTAGCAATAAAATTGCACATATCAAAACTCGGAAGAGTTTTATGCCCATAAGCACCACCTCCCTTTTACAGGAGAGTGGTCAACCGCCCGCCGCTGGGAACGACAGCGCCCGACATATTATACCATCGCACGCCGCGCTATGTCAATTTGCCGCCATCGGGCGGCTTTTTTTATTTCTGTCCGAGCTGTTTGACAATCTGGTTTACACCCGTCGCCGCAAGGCCGGACACAATGCCGATTGCAATTGCCGTCAGCGGGTCGTTTGCGCCATACTCCGGCATAATCCGCATCGCTGCAATTCCCAGCACCGCGCCGGAAATGCCGCAGATGATCGGCAGCCACTTGTTGTCAAGCGCCGTAGCCCTTACGGTCTGTGCGATCAGATAGCAAATTACCATGATTGCCGGAATCGCCGTAAATCCCAAACTTTCCATAAGTACGCTCCTTTCAAAGTCCAATTCTTGCAAGCAGGAATGCGATTACTGCCGCCAGCACTGCCCATACCGACTTGTCCACAATGCTTTCCCACCGTCTTGCGGGCTTGCTTGTAACCTCCGCGACGGTAGCGGTCAGGCTGTCCAGTTTCTCAATAATGGTGTTATACCGTTCCTCCTGTACCGCGCTGTCCTGCTCCAGTGCGCGGATGCGGTCAAAGAACTCCTTGTGCGTGTCGCTCGCCCTGTCCATCCGCTTTTCCAGCGCTTCCACGCGGGCAAGCGTGATGCACTCGTGCGGATTGTTTGTGCATTGGTTTTCCATAGGCAAGTGGGGCGCTATACCCCGTCCCCCCTCTCATTTCATCATCTCGCGGATAATATTCAGGATGCTCTTGTGGAGTCGCGCCTGCGAGCAGGCCAGCTCTTCGCGTGTAGGAAAATCCCGCGGCCGGAACTTCCCGTCTGCATCCCCTTCCATAATGCCGTACTCGTTGCAATACTTAACATTTTCCTTTGCCCATTCGGAAATCTGATTTTCGTCCTTATACATCGTCTCACCCCCCTCTTTCGTCTGGTACTTCCAGACGTTGATCTCTGACGGCTCCGGCAGGATAACCATACCGTGTCCGGTTTTGCTGTCGAAGCCCTCCGCCCCAATATCCACACAATGGTCCCTGAAAAAGCGCATCATTGCCTCGTGGGTCAGCGGCTTTCCTGTTTTGTCGATAAAAAAGTCATTGACCAGGCACGCCATACCGCAGAGCCATGGAGCCGCGAACGACGTTCCGGTCTGTTTGCCATATGTAGTCACGCCGGTTTCTTTTGCGAATTTCACAACCTGCCTGTCCGGCGCGGCAAAATCAAGATATTCCGTCGTAGAGGAAAAGTCCTCCGGAATGGCTTTGTTATTCTGGATGTAGTACGCTCCAACGGTCGTCACGGCATCGCACCGCGCCAGCTCCACATAATCCGTGGAAGAATCATTACCCGCCGCGACAAACAGGTTAAATGTCCCCAGCCCATCGATCACCGTCTGGTATTTCTGGGCAAGGTATTTGTCGCAGATCATGTCAAACGAGCAGAATACAGAGGTGATGCCGTATTCTTCGATATATGGCAGGCAATCATCCTCCAGTCCGCAGTAGCAGTCTTTACCTGTCCTCGCCCTGCTGATTTTGGAAAGCTGGACTAACCGTGCCTTGGGCGCAGCCTGAAAGAATGTTGCCGCTGTCTTGCTGCCATGCCCTCCCGAGAAATTACCCCAGCCGTACCCATCCCCAAACGGGATAAGGACCAGATCATCCGGATCATAGTTTTTGATGCTCCAGTTCTCTCCGGTAGCCGCCGTGACGCGTTCCCCAAAATATCCCGCGTTATGGAACCTGTCCACACCCGTAAACTTGCGGATGTAGTTGTTTTCAGTGTGCAGATTTGTTGTTTCAGTAGCCACGTTATACCTCCCATTTTCCCGTCCCGTACTGCTTACCCGTAATCTGTTCGTACTCTTCATTCGAGAGCTTCCCCGCCGTGTAAAGCTGGTCTATCCGGCCAATGTCCCACAGCTTGGGGTAATAATGCCGCGCCATTTCAAATACTGTCATAGCTCCACCCCCGTCATAGCCGCGATAAAATCCACGTCCGCGCGGAGCTGTTCTTCCTGCGTCGGTTCCGGCTCCGGTTCAGGAGGTCGGGCGGTCGGCGTAATATCCACCAGCGCGCCGTCCTCGATCACCAGTTCGCAGTACGGGCAGTAGGCACGCGCACAGGGTTCAAGGCTGACAGGGACCGGAATCCATCCGTCCGGTGCTTGTCCGTGGTGGAGGGTGCGCATCTGTCTGGTTTCCGTGTTGATGATGAGCATATGGTCACCTCCATGCGATATAATGATATTTATAATCAACGTTATTGTATTGAAATGATGGGTTCACCGAATTGTATATGCTGACCCCAACATCTGTCCATGTTAATACACTGCCATTATTATCATTTGAATTAAATCTATATCCGGTCATACCATTTGCAAATACGAAGCTATTAGGTACAACCTGTGTTTTTAAATGGTTAAGTATAATCACAATTACACTCGGCCTAAATCCCACATCAATCACCGTAGGATTATCCGCGCCATAAGTACCGTCGCCTGTATACTCTCCCGTAACATACCCTCTCGCCCACGGGTCTTTGATTTCCAGCCACCCATCCAGCGGGCTATACGCCGTTATGCCCTCTGAATCGATCGTCTGTCCTGCGGTTATGCCCTCACATGCGCAGTACCCGCCAAAGCCGAGTTTGATGGTGTTGCCACCTTCGCCGGATTCAAGGGCTATTGCGTCTTTGGAGTTGTTCAGGAACGAGCCTGCGATCTGGTTACCGGAGATTTCAAGGATGGTTGTGGTGCCGTAGGAGGAATTAGACCTGTTTGCAAATGCAATAAGTATTTTTGACTTTTCGATAGCAGCAGCACTCAAACAATCTGGATTATTTGCATTATAGCTGTATGCCGTAACAAGGCCTAAAACTCCGTCAGAAAATTCAAACAATTTCGCATAGTTATCTATTACACAGGCAAATTTATCATCATCATAAACGATCGCCTGCACTGAAACTACATTACCCGTATTGTTATTTGACTCGTTGCTTATCGGGTTTAGTTCTGCGTTGAGTACAACGAATATTGTAATTTTGCTTGCTGTATCTTGATTACGGATATACCCAACAAGAATATTGCCTGTTTTATCTGCCGCACAGCTTGTTGCATAAATGGTGCCGTCAGAGAACGTCACCACCTCCCCAAATGTCACCGCATTCGCGCTGTCAATCGTCGCAATCACCGACTTGCCCTTGTTGCCGTCGCCAGCATCGGCAAAGCAGATACACACGCGCTTGTTTCCGCTGTCATCGTCGGGGATGCGGGTTGCGGAGATGTGGGCAGCGTTAACATTACCAGGAAGATAATAAGTCTGTTTTTGTGTGATTGTAGTTCCGTTCACCAGCGATATTCCGATGCCCAACTTGCTGCTGGATGTAAAAATCGACATTATGCGATCCGCCTCCAATGCAACAACCGGCGCGCTTCCAGTAACCGCAGAGATTATATTGGTTTGTTCTCCAAGCGAAATTGATGTTCCATTTACTGTGCCTATTTTAGCAAACAAGGTCGTTTGTGTTAGCGCCTGCACCACAAAATGCGAATCATCCAGCCGAGCGAGGGATACAGAAGATGAGGACTGTTGATATACAACGCTATTAAACAAGCTTTTCCCTGTAACGTTATCAATTAAAAATACAGTAATGTTACCTGCTATTATTAGTAGAACGCTATGTTGTAACGACAATTTGCATAACGCTGTTCCGGTTGTCGCTACTCCGGATTTTATCACATTCTCCACATTCTTCTGCGCCACAACGTCGCGGTAGATTTCCCCGTCCTGAACATTCACCACATCCCCCGCCGCGATACTCTGGCCATCCCGCACGGTGCCGGTGCGAACGTCATTCACCGGCAAACCCTCTGCTGTCGGATTGCTGCCGATATTTGCCAGCGCGGAAATGAACTCTTCCTCCGTTCCGGTATAGCCGCCCTCCTGCGCCTGCTCATACGCGCTTTTGCCAAGTCCGGCGACCAGCAGGCCGTTTACTTTGATTGCCAAGTTATCCCCTCCTTTTTCGGTTTGTTGATAATCTTTGGTTAGAGTGTTTCCAGCGTGCCCAGTTGGATTTTGGTTAGGGCAAAATTGAGCATGCCTGTACTTATTTGAACCCATGTATTGCAATATGTTATCTTATACCTGGCGCTTGCTGCTGTCACAAAAACGTATGGAACATCATTCATATAAAACGGATTAACAATTTGTGTGCGGCCGTCCTTGTCAGTTAAAAGAAGCAGTTCGCTCCCGCTTGCCGAAATATCCAGAGTGTTCTTATTCAGCGCCGATCCGGTATAGCTCACCCGCGCCGTAAACTTCATCAGCCCTTTGGTCGATTCGCCCACTATGATCGGATTATGGATCACGCTCTTACCTCCTGTACGGTTACATAAACACTGATTGCCGCCGAAGGCTTGGTCTGACACTGGAATGTCAGCGTATTCTCCGCCTGTCCTGTGCATTGAATACCCGCCGCGTTATATGCAGCCATACTCGCTGCGGCGGGCATTGGAAGAATCAACTGCGCACTTTCATTTGCCGATATGCCGGAAACCGTTACGTTTTGTGTATATGGAGCCGCGCTTCCACTCCAACCTGCTGCCGGAAGGGAAACAAGCGCCGCCTTAGGCTTTCCCGCTTCCACATCAGCCTTTCTCGCCGCGTCGCCGTCATTTACCGGCGCGGGCAGATTGGTCACAGCGTTGCCGCCCATATCGACCGCGCCCGTCAGCGTACCGCCCGCGAGCTTGAGATACCTTGCGTCCGATTCCTCCTCCGTCATGCCGCCCGAGCCGCCGGACGAGGTTTCTTCGGTAAACTCAATCACATAGGGGCCATCCCCAAGGCTTTCCGCTATGTCAAGCTCACCGCCATTTGATGCGGTTATTGCATTTTTTGTTTTGGCAATCGCTTCATCGATCTGTGGTCCTGTAAATGTCCCGTTATATCCTTCGGTCGTTGGCATGTTATCACTCCCTCATGCAAAGATACGGTTTCCCATCCGCGCAGATATACATTGAACTGTCCTGCGGGATGTAATAGTAATTATCGTTCCAGCTTCCGTCCTCGCCTTGGGCATAAAGCGAAATCCGGTATTCCCCATCGCCTTTCAGCAGGAAATCGTCGTAAACATCAAATTGCCGCTGTGTATTAGCTGGGGTCTGGGAAAAAGACGCGATCAGCGCCCCTTTCCCTCTGCCCCAATCTTCGTCTACTTTCGTAGCGCGGCACTCAAAAGCTTGATAAGATATATCCGACTGAAAAGCCACAATTACCTTGTCGAATCCCGAAACCGCTGAAATCTTTTCCCCCGTAATGGAGAATGTCAAATGGGGTGCGGCCATCAGGCTACACTCCAAATGCCTGCGGCGGTTTTAACAAACACCTTGACGATCTTCACGCTGTCGCCAGAAGATGCAGTCTCAAGGTCGGTGCCGGTAATAGTGACTTCGATGGGCGTAGTCTTAGGATAGCTTCCATCGGAACCGCTCGTGTTAATCGAACCGGCGGTCGTGGGAATGACCGTACCCGCATCCTGCGTGGAGCTGGTCTGCGGAACAACGCATACCTTGTATTCCGCGAAGTCAACATCACAGGTAAAGGTGATCTTGGACTTGTTGAATCCCTCAACCTTGGAAATCTTCGTTTTGTCGGGACCAGTAATCGTCACAACCGGAACCGCAGTATTCAGCGTAATATCGTCCGATACTTCCTCGGTTTCATTGCCTACATCGTCGCGCACCTTGATATGTACGGTTTTCAAGCCGTCGCCGCTTGTCAGGTTGACGCTCTTTGTCTTTGCAAAGGTTTCCCAGCTTGCCGACGCTTCTTCATCCACACCGTCAATGCCCCAAATCTTCATCTGGTATCCGGTGGTCACTTCATCCGATAAGCCGATCGTCAGCTTGACCGCCGTACTGGTTGCGTACAGCGCTCCGTCATTAATACTTAACGTCAGACCTGACGGAGCCGTGGTATCAAGGGTTAAGTTAAAATAACTTGCCATTTATTCATTCTCCTTTTCATCCGCATTCAGTTCGAGGTAAAAGTATCCTCCTTGGCGGGTATAAATGATTTCGTTTCCAATTGCTGCGGTTTTTATCCCCATATCTTTTATAAACAATTGGGATATTGCATCAGCACCGACACTTATCATCCCCTCACCCCCTGATCAGGTACAGTGTCCTTGCGTCCTTTTCGGGAAGTCCCTCATATTCCGCAAGGTCTAATACCTTTATCACGTTGATTTCTTTGGACGATACATTTCCCGATCCTGTACCACTCGGAAGCGGAACGTCGGATTCTTCGTATTCATGTGTGTCCGTGTTCCAGATCAGCCAAAATCCATTGTCGCCCGGCATCGGGGGATGGTCATTCAGTTCTTCCAGCCGCTTTTCATAATCGGAGAACTCGGATGGGATCGTCGGCCACTGTGCATCCCCTGAAAGGCTGTCCGGTATGTATGGATAAATCTTGTTCGTGTGCCGGACAACATCCCCTTGTGTCCCCCTGAGCTGCATGGTGTAAGCCACGTTGCCGAATGCAAGCTGGTCGTCTGTCAGGACAGCACCAATGCCCTCATCCATTGGCGACAGGCGTATGATATTGAGGTTGTCCTCTACGGCTACCAGCATGTCCCACTCGTATCCCTCCGGCAGCTCGCCAACAACATAGAGGGCGCGGGAGTTATTATCATACTGCCGCGCAATTACGTCACATGACGCGGAGAGCGTCCAGTTATCGAAAGTAATTTCAGGATAATTCACACTGTAACCTCTCCCTCCAACGCCGCAATGCGGGTTTCAAGCTGCTGCACCTTTTCGGACAGCGAGACATTGGCTGCGGCCAGTGATACGTTTGACGCAGCAATCTTATCCAGCAGCGCGTCTATGTCTTCGCCGCTGTATTTACTTGTGTAATATGACATATTCTCACCTCACACCACCAGTTGACGGCCGAATTTGTCCAAAAACAGCTTATTGTTTTTGTCTCTGAACGCACCGCCCAAGCTGCTTTCTTTAGGCTGGGAGTAATAGAGGATAATGCAGCCGTCGCCGCCTCGTCCTCCCTTTCCTCCGTTGCCTCCATCGGCTGTACCGCCGCCACTGGCTGAACCGCTGACATTTGATACCGCGCTTCCCGTGCGTTTTGCTACAAGCGCCATACCATGACCGCTTGCACCGCCACCACCGTATCCACCGCGCCCACCGCGCCCAATCGATGCCGTTTTGGGGACTTTGCTCGGTGTTGCGCCATTCAAAGCCGAAACGCCGGTTGCACTGACGTAAATAGTGCTTCCGCTTTTTCTTGCGGACGCTGTTCCCATAGCTGTGCCATTTGTTCCGTTCGTTCCAGCCGCCGCACCGCTGCCACATTGCGCGGATACGTTTGCGGCACCATATCCGTTATCTAAATTTCCGTCTCCAGATGCAGTATCGCGCTCTTGTGCAATGACTCCACCCTCTGTTTGTGTGCTTCCGACCCGCCACGTTACTCCATCTTCATCCACTATCGAATTTCCTATAGTGATCTCCAATACATTTTCACCGGTAGGATATGAGTTAGCGCCGCCCGTTCCGTTTCCTCCCGAAATGCCTCCCTGTCCTTTTTCTGCGTATGTAGTCCCTGTGAAGGTATCTATAAAACCGCTGTCAGAATAAGTCCCATTTGCGGAGGTAAGATTTCCGAATGTCGTGTCCCCACCTTCTACGCCGTTCGGCATTGATGCGGAAAACGCCGCGCCCTCTCCTCCCTGTCCAATTGAAAAGGCGAATACCTGTCCTGCAGTCACAGAAACATTGGTTTGGAATACTTTTCCCCCGTGGCCTCCGTTTCCTCCTGGGCCACCTTTACCAGCGAGGCCAACGCCGTATCCGCTGTACTGTGCAGTCGCAAGGCCGCTGGAAAAAGAAGCTGTAACCCGTGTGCTGCTCTCTCCTTTATTGCCGCATTGACCTCCCTGCCCGCCGCCTATCAGCACAACACGGACACTGGTAACGCCGTCCGGCACTGTCCAGTTACCCGAGGCGGTCAATATCTCCGATTTGTCGTAATACTCCACATCTCCAATGTTCTGCGGCTTGTACCCGACAAGGACGCTCTCATTTGATTTCAGCTTTTTCGACATTGTAATATCCGAGGATTCAATGCAGCCCTCTACCGTACCGCCGTATGGATGCACAATGCTCACCACATCGCCTGGGGATTCGCTTTGCACCAGCACATCGCTTACAATGCGCTCGTTGCATGAGTAATAGCTTACAAGCCTTTCCGCAACGGCGTTTGAGTTGGCAAGCGAAACAAGCGTCGCACCCTCGACCTTTACCACGCTGTCCGACTGGTCTATCAGGTCCCGCGTTTTCGGCGCGATATCCTTGATCACCTGTCTTGTGGTATGCACATACTTCTTGCCCGTCAACTTCCCACTGCCCGCAGTTACAATCGCGTAATTTGCACCGGATTCCGTAATCCTGAATCCGTCTGCAACAAGGTCATAACACGGCTCATCGAATGTGATCTTATCGCCAGCCGATGCAGTACCCTCAAACAGGTCTACGGTTTCTGTCGCGGTCTGGTTATAAGCATGCTCAGTTACGATAACCTGCGTCACGGGCGTTGCGTATTCGACCGAACCTCCGCTGTACATATGGTCTGCATCGATTTCTGCCGACTGCGAATCCCATAACCCCTCTATGCGGATCACCCCGTTATAATCCACCTTGAGCGTTGCGCCGATCGCAAACAGGACTTGCGTCAGGTTCTCGCGCTTTGTGGCGATGGGGAGCCAGCCATACAGCTTGATACTCTTGATATTGTTCTTTACAATAACGAGATACGGACTGCAAATATCCGTAACCACCTCATCTACCGTCTGGCCGGTATAGATGCCTCCATTGTGATAGGATTCGTCTAAAAGGCCGACGGTGGAGGTGCAGTCAAAGCGATAGGTGTTGATATTCTCTCTGGATATCTTTTGGACATAAAAAGTCCCCATTTGCGTATCATCGTGAAAATACGTCAATGGGGTATTCCTTTGAAATTGTGTCAGCGTCGTATCGTCGCTTATTACCTCAAAACTGAACGTGTCGATCTCAAGAGAACTCGACAAAAGCGACCGCGCGTAGTAAGGATTGCCGCTTTTTATTTCAGTCCCCTCAAAGGCTTTATCCAAGTATTCGATTCTGTTTCCCATATTCATGTCCTCTGCGGTTCCATAGCGATAAACTGGACAGAAAGCCCTGTCCAGTAGGTTCCGCTTGCGTTCTTGCGTGCAAGCGTATCCTGTCCGGTTGTTACATACATTTCAAATGTAGACATGCCCTGACCATATGGTAAAACGGCCATATGGCTGTCAACCGGAGCAGAAAGCACTTCATACAGACTGTCATAGTCTGAATAGTGGCCAATCTTGGGGTATATCTGCAATTCATAGTTATAGAATGTACCTTTAATATCTCGCGTCATTCTGCCGGACATTACCCGCCCCGCGTTCTCGCCATCCATAACCTGAAAGCTGCGCTTTACACCACCTGCAGGAACGAGTACGTCATACTCCACATTGTCAACTGTCAATATCATAGCGCGCCCCCTGTAACAAGATTCATCCCTCTGCGGCGCGTTTCGGATGAATTATAGTTTCCGGTAATGCGCGCGAATTTCTGACCATCAATGTACAGATCGATAGGCGCGCTTCCATTCGCTCCACCGCGCTCTGCCAGAACTTCGGCAAGCGCTTGTTTGATCGTTGAAAGCGGCGCTTCAATATTTGTTCCTGCTTTTTGGTCGCCCAGAACGGCAAGGAACTCATTATTCGGGCTGATTACCGCGCCGGATGCGAGATGGGGGAGATTATCAAGAGAGTACAGCGATTTAGGCAAAGGCTCTGCGTATATCGAGTATGTGCTTGTTCCAACGCCAAACAAGGAGGATATCCCGCTCGAAATTTTATCTCCGATAGCCCCGAAGAAATTTTTCACCGCATCTATTGCCTTTTGAATCGCTTCTACGATAGCGTTAAATACGTTTATAACGGTTTCTTTTACCTTTTCCCAATTAGCAATCAGTAAAACTATTCCGGCAATAATACCTGCTATTGCAATTAAAATTGGATTTCCTGCAAACAAACCGATAATTCCGGATATTGTTTGAGCCATTTTCCCCAACTGCACAATAATTTGTGCAATCTTCCACGCCGCCACGAATCCAATTACAAGGGCTGTAACGGTTTGCAGAACGCCTTCATGTTCTGCCAAAAAATTGATTACATTGCCCAATAAATTCACAAGTGTCGGGAGTGCTGTTTGGATAACCCATGTTAGCAGCGGAAGTATCACATCTTCATATACCCTCGAAAGAATACCACCAATTGTATCTACAAGACTTTTAATGGCTTCCAGTATGTTTTTTACCGATGCCATTAACGGCTCAAAATTGATTTGCGCCGCCCATTCAGCCGTTGCCTGTGTGATCTCATCAATCGTGCCAACAATGCTATCGATAATCCCAAGAATTGCTTCCCATATCTGAACGCCGTTGTTGTTGGCCTCCCATGCAATTTGAAGCTGTTCTGCTATATTGCCGATAGCCGTAGCGGTGTTTTGCACGATGGAAAGAATATGCGAGAAAATGGATTGCCCCAATCCCGCTTCATTCCACGCTATCAGGAACGCCTGCCCTATGGAATTTGCAAAGCTGGCTATCTGCTGCACCATCGTCATGATCGCGCTCAACATAGCCTGTCCGGCATTACCGTTTTCCCACGCGGCGAGGAACGCCTGACCAATGGATGCTATGATCTGGATTATGGTATTGAGCAGGTTCATCAGGGTTTGCAGCATTTGTTCGCCGACGTTGTTCTGCTCCCACGCCGCCCTAAAGGCATTTGCAATAGCGCCTACGATGCCAAGGATGGTTTGAAGCAGGAATTGCAGGTTATTCAGTGTTTCTACGCCCGTGCCATTCGTCCAAATGCTCATGAACGACTGGCCAATTGCAGAAACCATGCCTTTCAGGGCTTCCAGCGCGGCTTTCGCTGAATCAATAGTCGCCTGACCATATTGCGCCCACGAATCCTGAAATACTTTCCAGAAGTCGGTCAGCCATTGCGGCATGGGGATTTGTGAATAATCCGTATCAAATTGCGGTTCGCCCGGCTTCGGCTGCTCCTGCTTCTCTGTGTTATTGCCGAGCTTTTGAATGGTGTCGAAGCTGGCAAGAGCCTTTTCCGCATCCTTTGTCGCCTGCGTTGTCTCTTCCGTCGCCTGCGCCTGCTGATGCAGGGCATCCGCATTCTCCTGTGCCTTTTGTGCAGTAGTGCCGAATACAGACGCTACAAACTGCGCCATCTGCGCCGTAACCTGTGCCAAGGCTTTCATTAGCATGTTAAGCCACGGAAGAATAGTATCGTAAATAGGTTGGAATGCCGTCAGCAGATTGCTTTTGATCTGGCCGAATGATTTTGCAAAATCCTTATTTGCAAGCAGCGCCTTTCCCAAATCCTCGGTCAAGGCGGTCAATGCTCTTGATATGATATTGAAAAACAACGCGCCCGCAACAATGCTGCGGAGGCGGACTGCAACGGCGCTTGCCTTTTTTCCGGTCTTATCGAGCGCTTTGGCGCTGGATTTTCCGAATGAACTGATTTTGTTTTTCGCCTTATCGGCAGCCGTCCCGATGCCGCTGCCGAGATTCTTTTTCAGGCTCCCGAAGGTGTTGGCAAGGGCAGTTTTCAGTTTTCCTATAACACTGTTGTTCTGCCTTATTTTTTCATTTACCGTATTCGAGAAGTCGGAAAATTCAGCTTTTGACTGTTGCAGCCCCGCACGCATGTTCTCGAGCTTGGTCTGCTCATTAGACAAGTTTCCCGCAATATTCTGCCCAACTGTGCTGTTCCGTGCGCTCTCAACCGTTTCTGCCAGCGTTTGACGAAGTTGCGCGGCTTTTTCATCCGCTTTTCTCAACCCCTCGGCGAGGCGGTCCGATTCTGCGGTAAGGGCATTCAACCTTTGCGCGGATTCAGAAAACTCTTCCTGCGGAATCGCGCCCACGGCAGCCTGTTTGAGCTTTTCGCTATATTCGGCCTGCGCAGAATATGCTTTTGCGTTTACCTCTTCAAGCTGCTGCGCCAGCTTTTTTGCCTCGGCTTCCGTTGCTTCCAAATCAGACTTCATTTTCAGCCCGCGCGCGCCGCCGGAGGAGACCTTTTCCCATTGCGCGGCAAGCTTCTTGACTTTCTCGGCCTGACGTTCTACGGCGGCAGTCTGCTTCTCAATATCCTTTGACATTTGGGCGATCTGCTTTTTAGCCTGTTCGTCGCTTACGGTAGCTTCTATCCTGATGGAGCCGTCCGCATTTGCCATTCAATCACCCCTTTCCTTTAAAAATGGGTATAAGAAAACCACCCTACGATGTGTAAGGTGGTCTATGTGTTGAGTTGTTTCTGCCTTGACATTGGCCGCACGCATGATATAATATAGATGCAAAGGGCGCAGTCGGTAGACGGTTAGCCTCAATGGTTCAGCTAAAGTAGCCGCTTCATTTGGTCGTGAGGGCGGCTACTTCTTTTTATTGTCTAAAATACGCTCGATAAGTACAAGTATGATAACAAGTATTACGAGATATTCCATACAACCGCCCCCTTTCAGGGGCAAGACTTAACCGCCTACCGCTGGCACGACTGCGCCCGCCCCCTTATGGGGGCTTTTTTATTATATCATAGCGCGCTGTCCAGTGTCAATTTATGAGGTTTTTTGCAGATGAAATATAGTTACCCATCAAACTGCGCCCAAAACGCTTCTACTGCCTCTTTTTCTTCATCGGAAAGCGCTGGCGCGGGGGTCAGATTCCGCTTCAATCGTTCGTAATCATGCTTTTGCTTGCCCTTCATTTTGCTGGTATCAGTACCCCGTATCTGTATGGCATGCGATAGCGCGCTGCTTTCATCAAGGCTTTCCATCAACGCCACAAACTCAAACCAGTGCAGTTTGGTTTTATGCAATTCGATTCCAAACGTTTGTCTGAATGATGAATACAGCCGCGCTGCGTCAAAATCGAACCACATAAGGCGCTTGCCGCCGCTTTCCATCTCCTTTTCCTCTCCGCAGCGCATGAACCATGTCATGCCGGCAAGCGCAGTTTCAAGCGGAGGCATGCTTTTCCCATAGAGGAGGCACAACGCAACCCATATCCGATCTTCTTCTGATAGATTGGGATCATCCAGAACGAGGGATATCTGGATTCCGATACGGTAATCCGTCCGGATCAGATATCCCTCATAATCCTCTGGAAGCCGGTCAAGCAGCATGTTATACACTGCCGACACGCTCCGCGCTGTACTTGTTCATATTAGCGACGCGCTTGTTGGTATGCTCCTCAATAAATGGCAGCAGCTTGGTAAACAGTTCAATGAACATATCAGAGGACGGGAGAACATCACCAAACACCTTTTTACAGGTATCTTCCCCGATCAGCGCATCCGTCTTATCGCGTACTTCCTCATCAAACTTTACAACGTCGTCAATTGTTTCTGCAATATCGGCTTTTTTAGCTGAAATCGCCTCTGCCTGCGTTTTGATATCGTTCAAAAGACCATAAAAGCCTTTTACAAAGCTGTCGTCAGACAGCGGCAGGCGGATCGTATCGCCTGCGTCGTTTACCTCGATCACCTTAACGCCATTATTAATTCTGATGCTGTCCATTTATTACACTCCTACTCCATCAGCCGTAAATGTCGGTTTGCCAGTCGTAATTTTTACCGTCCCTGGGATCGGGTCGCCTACATAGTTGAGCGTAAACTCCAACGTCGGTGTCTCTCCGCCCGCGCCGCCATAGGTATCGACCTGTACGGAAACCTCCTGTACTTCTGCCTTGTATGTGATATCAGGGCTTTCCCCTGTAGAATCCCACATATCAATATTGAGCAGCCAGGAATGCGAGCTTCCAAGAGTGGCACGACCTCTCCGCTTCTGGTTCACATACTCAAACACCTCGTCGCCCTTTGTACACTGCTGGGATACGCTCATGGTGGGCTGGTATCCGGTAATTTCCGTTGTGGCCGATTCCGAGATAATGTCCTGCTCAGTTTCGGTCTGTGCGCCATAGTCAGTTGATGCCTCGGTAACGTTTTTGCCAAGGCGCGCCCATGTTGCCGCCGAATATTCCCCAAACGTCTCTCCAACATCAAGAAAATGTGCGATCAGCGGTCTTTTGATTTTTTCTGTTACTGCCATATTAACCTCCTACTTCATATTCCATTGTCATCAGGATTTGATAATCTTCAACTTTATCTTCATACCTTGCAAGCAGGCTCGCGGAAGATGTGCGCTGCACGGTGGTGACGTTTTTCCCATCGCCCAAGTCCGGCCAATTCTCCTCTGCCCATTCGCCAAGTTTATTCAATTCGCTTTCCGCGTCTAACCGTTCTTCGCTATCTGTGGGCAGGGACCTGTACAGTATCCCGAATTGGTATTGCGCCTCATAGCTTCCATCGATGTACTGTGCTGTCTTATACGCCCCTTGGATGGTCGTCAAGCTCATCCCCGACCTTTCTGGCGGGAGATATTCAAACTCGATATCAGGGTTATGTTTTTTCAGCCATGAAAGGACGGCACGCGATATGCCCTCCTGTTCACGTGCCGTTACATAGCTTATCTTTTTACTTGTCGGCAAGGATTTTCTTCACCCCCTGTTTCCATTTTTCTTCGTTTACTGCTTTGCTTGCTTCAAACCAGTGCGAGGTCGCTTGTGGATGCATTGACTTATTAAATACTAAGTTCTTATCTGTCAGTGCTTTCCTTGATCCTTTTCTGGCATAGCTGCTTCCCGTTTCGGGGTCTATCATCAGCTTCCCATAATACAAATAGCGCGCATATGGCATTGCGTATACAATGACATTCCCGTCACGATGGACATTGGTTGATAAGGTTCCTGTGAGCGCAGGTACAAATTGGTCGGTGTCTTTAATAATTTCTTCCTGCAACCAGGCGTTCGCTTTTTTTATCCGTCCATCCAGCATATTATCTGGAATATCAATAGCAAGGGAATACCGTATCATTTTCCCCCCCCCTCCCAATGCCGCATCTGGGGCGAGCCATAGTTATACCGCGCAACCGAAGTCACGCGGTACACCTCATGCTTTTCCCTGTTCGCCTGATAGCTCCCCTCGTCCGGCACGTCGCCATAGGCGAAGTAATCCGTTTCAGGGTCGAGCCGTAAATCCGGCGCAACGGAAAACGGGATATGTAACGTCACTGTATCCGCACTGTTCATCGCTGTTTTGGATACGGATGTGCCGCGCGTAGATTCCAGCAGGACACCGGAAAGGACTGTCCGGCCGGATGGCCGGAATAACGTCACTGTATGCGGCAGTTTCATTCGATCACCTTTGCCCTTTCAAACTGTGTCGGCAAATTTGCAGCCTTAGAGAACGCCCGATATTTAGATTGTAATGCGCGCAGGCGTATCTTTGCATTATTGGCCTGCCCCGCATTCCCTGATGCGTTAAATGCAATAATACGTCGCTCCTGCTTCCGCATTGCAGTCTCAAGCCTCCGCTGCATCTGCGTTGCATCATAGGCACTGTATGTTTTGCCCTCGTATTGAAACGGAGGCGGGTCGAGCGCTTTCAATTCTTCATCGGTATAGGCTCGTTCAGATACACCCTCTAAAAAAGCGTACTTCCTATGCCGGCAATTGGCTCCTTCAAGCCCGTCAACAGCACCTAATCCGCAAACTGTGTATATGTTCGGGTATTTGCTGTCCGAGCGCGTACTGTAAACTTTGCCTTGCCAGTTTTTATGATTTTGCCATCCGACACCCTTGTCTCGCGCCCCTCGATGGGCTGTGACCTCATACAGATCGGTTTCCAATACCTCCGCTGCTGCTTCCGAGTATTTTGCGGTAACCTGATTCAGCCCCGTCATTATCGCGCGCCTTGCAGCCACATCGGCATGATTCACCCAGCCGCTTGCATACTCTACCGTTCGGAGGCCGCTGTCCGCCAGCTCGCGCACCGCATCCTCCAATGCCTGCTGCACCGTAAACGCGCCGGAATACACCTTCATTTCCGCCTTGTCCAGCACTGCCTGATATGCCCTTGCAACAGGTTGAAAGGTAATCGCCCCGCCCGTCTGTACCGCAAATCCAAGAGAACGGGTGATGTTCCGATATCCGTCCAGCATTTGTGACCGGATCAAGCTGATATCATAAGCAGAAACGATATGCGCAGGCATTGTAATGCTTGCTTTGCTGGCCAAATCATTGTAATAAGTGCGGTTAAGCTCAACCACTCTGTCAAGCGCAGCTTGAACTTCCGGCACTGTTAATCGGGAATGCTTCGCGATCATCCTCTCAATGGTTTTCATATCAACCCCGTACCCGCGCAATACGCGGATATCGTTAATCGCTACCTCATTCAATTCACCAGTCAGCCGAAAGCGTGAACATATTTCGCGCAGGATATCCATTTCAAGCCCGTTGATTGCATCCACCAGCGGCTGCGGTGCTGCATCCAGATATTCCGGCGTGACAGGGAATTTCATTATCCTACACCGCCATACAGCAGCCCTGTTCCAAACAGGTATTGAGCTATCAGCGCTTTTTGCTGTTCCGGAATGCTTTGAACCTGTGCGGATATCGCTGAATTTGCGCCGTAGCTCCGCGACCATGAACCAACGCTTTCAGATGAAATCGCCCCTCCATCAGAAGAAAACACTGCGTTTGTTGCTGCTTCCTGATTTTGTACCACCTCTGCAAGCGCACAATTAAGTTTTTTTACTCGATTCATGGTATATTCACTTAAATTCCCATCAGAGCGGCCAAGTGTTGCACAGGAGATGATATCCGCCGCGCGCTCAGATAAACGCTCAAAATCATCTTCGCTTATGGTATTGCCTTTGTAACATGACTTGTAGAATATATAATCCGCGTACACGGCGGTCACTCCTTTCTATTACGAGGGAAACGTAACAGTTGCCACAAACAGGCCGTTCGGGTCGGGCAGCACAGGGATAAACATGCCGCTGGCCTTTGTCCAGATCGCTACCGGATCGGGGGTCTGCCACTGCGTCATGGTGATGTACTGGTCACTCGATGCCGCGGTAAACGCGCCTTGCGCCTCCTCTTCCGGCGTTACACCCCACAGGCCTGCGCCAATAGAGCCATTGGCGAGCGTTGCCATGAAGCTGATCTTATTCTGCGGGAAATAGCGTGCGGTGGTCAGTGTTCCAGCGGCCTTTTCATAGTTGTAAGTCAGATCGTTGATAGTGATACGTTCGATGCCAAACAAGCGTGTGAAAAGGCTGGTTACTTCATCCTGCGTCGCCAGGCGGCCTACCGAAGCAGAACCAAAGAGCGCAGTCTGTACAATCTCATTCTTGGCAATGGCATTAAACACCGTCGACGAAGTCTCAATTTCTCGGATGATGCGTCCAGTTTTGGACGCTGCATCTTTGATTTTCTGGAAATCGTCCAGAATTGACTTTGCTTTGGTGTTGCTGGACCAGTCAAACGTGTATCCGACATTTGCGGACGGTACGCCGAAATCGATTTCCGCATCAACATGGTTTTCGTCGATGGTGATATTACCAGACGATAGCAGCTCCTGCTTTGCAACCTCGGTTCGCGTTTTAACGCCCTCTGCCAGCCGCCCCATATCGTCATAAATATAATCGAGAATCTCATTGTTCTGCACGCCGTGGTCGCGCAGCAGACGTACACGCTCAGACATATTGATCTTGCGCTTAATGAGCAACTTCTCGACCGTGATAACGCTCGCGGTCGGGCGGGAACCAATTTCCGCCTCTGCATCCAGCGCGTGTACCGTCGCCATCGTCGGCAGGTACGCGCTGTCCGCCATTGCAAGATATTTTGCAGCAATATTCTGCGTCTTCATATCCGGCAGCAGTCGGTCGCCGGGCAGCGCCGGTCGTTCAATACTAAAATTCCGGCCAAAGTCGATAAGTTCAGCCTCTTTCAGCAGTTCAATAAATTCAGCCATATTCTTTCTCCTTTACGCTCTCGTAGTCTCGGGGGCATCTTCAAATACAATGCCGCTCTTCTGTAAGGCAATAACTGCGCTATCGCTTTCCCCAGTTCCAGCGACAGGCTCAGCCGGCAAACGATTTTTATAAATTCGGCCGGCAACGATCACGGAGGCGATGCGGTCGCCGTAAGTCACGTCTACATCCTCGAATACAATGCCCTGCGCTGTTTGGTCATTTGCAGGGAACACGGTGCCCGCTTTTACGATTTTTCTCGTCCCGTCTTCCGCTCCCATCGTGTCGGGAATCAACCTTGTTTTCTGTACCAAGCCGATCTCGCTTGCAAGAAAGTTCGGTCTGGTCTTACCGTCGATTTTGTTTACATAAGTACCCATTTCTTTACTCCTTTACTTTAGGTGTGAATTGTGCAGAATACTTCTGCGCTGCCAGCCCCGCTGCGCTTACCGGTTTGGGGGCTGGGTTTTGAATTGGATTGACAAACGTCGGAGCGGGCTTTTCACTCTGGAATGCGCCTGGGTCGGATTCCTGCTGTTTCTTGCAGTAATCGTCAAATCCTGTCAGCGTTCCGTCCTTCAGTTCCAGCTTATTAGCTGTTAAATCATTGATAAACGCCGTTTCTGCCGCCTTGGATGTGAATTTCAAGCCTTTCGCTGCAATGTGTGATCGTACTGCATCAGCATAGTCACGCGCATTAAGCTTGTTTTGAAACTCCGTTGTTTCGGTGTTGTACTTGTCCTGCAATTCACCGAATTTCTTCTGCAGGTCTGCGTTACCTTCTGCTTTCTTTTGCAGATCAGCAATGTCAGCATCGCGTTGCTCAAGCTGCGTTTTCAGATCTTCAATATCCTTTTTTGCATTCGTAGCTTGCGCTTTATACCGCTCGACATCCTTTCCGTTGATGGCAAGGACCTTGCTTGCCTGCTCCTCGGTCAACCCGATTTCCAGTAATTCTTCTGTTTTCATATGACCTCCTTTGCGGGTAGGCTTTTTAGGTCGTTGCCGTGACCTCCCGCCCAGCACTTTTAGGCTTGCTGGATAGCCAATTTTGACATTCCGTAGTTTAATGTCATTGCGGACAAGGTATAAGAAAAGCGCCATGAATTACACACGGCGCTCTGCTTATTTTACTAACCCTTTTCTACGATTTACAATAACATCATAATACGGTGGTATTCCGATAATTTTTTGTCCGCACTCTTTTGGAACACGTCCATAGCAAATAACACATAATGGCTTCAATCGATCCATCATCTCTTCGTATCCCCTAATAAATAACCGTTTACTCTTTTTGTCAGCCTGTGTTCCAACGCTGGAAATCACCACTACACTTCTCCTCGGTTCGCCGTCAAAACACCATTCAAAGCTTCTTTCATCACTCCATGATATGGATGGATAAACTGTGATCCCATGGCGCTGCCAATATGCAGCTATCCAATGTTTACGATAGTGGTTATATATTTGCATCGCAAGCGGCATATCTGTATATGTTGAAAAGTCTGGGGAACAAACAGCACGAAACTGCGATAACCTCTGAATGTAATTATCCGGCCGGTTCCAATACCGAGAAAACTGATAATCATGCACAAAGCAATGTATTATTTTCTCCGCCGGATTCTTTTCTTTGTTTGCATAGTTCATTGGAATAAATTCCCCATCGGGATATTCTGTCACCGGCTCAATCTGAGGGATATCGTAATATCCAACACCATGAAATAGACATTTATCAAGGTTTTCAAAATCAATCACAATATGCTCCATTAAACAAAAACGCCGTAAGATACATTTCTGCACCTTACGGCATAACAAGCGTCCGGACTCGAACCGGAACCTCCTCCAACAAGGCGTGCTGCCCTTACACCACTACTTGTTATGTCGATTGTACCATATTTTTTTTACTCGCTCAACCATTTCCCTTTCTTTACTTGTCAGTTTCGCATACCCTTTCGCGCTATCTTTCTCGCTATGAATGTAACCATGATGCGTATGCGGGGAAACTTTATCATGTGGTCTGTCGAGGTCTATCTGCTTTGTTCTCTTATTTTTTGTGTCGTAATATGTAATATGCTTCAATGTGCCAGCAGCATTTACCGTTACATAAACGCGCCCATGTGTCATTGTCTCCTGGGGGGCTTTTGCTGACATACTGCCGTTGTACTGAACGAATTTGATGTTTCCAGATTGCAGAAGCGTCCTAAACTCACTGCCATAAGGTTTTCCTCCGCTCCTGCCGCTGCTTGCTCCGCGTCCTCCCACTATTCTTCCCTCATTAGTTTCTCTACCGTTGGCATCATCGTTTTTGCCTCTTCTTCTGTTACGCCATATTTTTTGGCAATATATAATTCTCCGCGAATCAGGCCAGCGCTCACATCGTTACGCATGTCGGCAAGCTCTTTCTGCTTGCTCTCGGTATCCTGCACAACACCGTCTCCCCAATCACACTTCAAGGTCCAATCTCCTGCTGGCGCAAGCCCATACAGCGTAGCATAAACATCCATGCCATATAATAAACCATTCAGCGCATGTTCTAAAGCGGCTTGTGTATCGCGCACTGTCACATACATCGTCTGTTTGCTTGATACAATTTCAGTCGCTGTAGCGTTAACTGTCTGTGGGTCGGAAAGCGTACCGAATGATAGCCCGCAATTCAATTCAATCAACTTTAACGTATCTTGGAACCCTTTGTATAAGCTATCATTGCGAAACTCCGGCGAAAACGCCTGATAAAAGTCTTCATCCCCGAACGGCATGTGTCGGAATAAACGATCCCGTAATAGTGGGTTGACATGTGGAAGTCCGCTCTCATCAAAAATTTGCGGCGGGATCGCGCTGTCGCTCATAAGGATTCGACGTTCCCCGCTCTCGAACTCCCACATCAACCGCTCCCACTGTTCATCTGCTGATTGAATAAGGCCAACCGCCGCACCGCTATAAATAGATACCCCAAGCGGGCTTTCCGGCTCAATGTTATTCGCCATTGGGACCTTAAAAAAACCAAATAGAGGACGATCTACGTTTTGAATATGGATTTCCGGTGTAATCTGTTCCCACCCTGATACAGTTCCAAGAGCCACTTCATTTCCTATATTCCCGTTCTGATCAGATACAAAAGCGCGATTGCGGATGGTGTATGTTCCATTTTTCAGCTCATGAAATTCCAGCTTTGTATAATACCGGTTCTTTTCGCGCTTCGTATCAGAAAATACCGCTGATGCAATTTCTCCATTTGAATCCACGCTGACCGGATATGCTGTCCCAACCGTATTGAAATCAACAAGAATACGGTTCCCGTCCACGAATGGCTTGTAGAAAAAGCCACCCACAGAAAGCCCTTTTTCCACATCCGTTCTTATGTGTGGGAGCATTCCTTGTACGCTGCCATTCAGGTAAGCCGCTCGCGTTCCGCCCTCAACGGTTATCGTACTTTCTATCGTGGCCGGTCGGGCGACCGCACGGCATATCGCCGCAGGCAAACCGCACGACTGAACAGTACGGTTTCCATGTTTCCCAAGCCATTCAGCATTATCCATGTACATGCTACGCCATAGCGCTATATGTGTCTGCATCACAGAATCGTATAAAGGTGCTGCGCCTGTCAGCTCTTCAATTTTATTTGCAGGAATCATCGCTGTCCTCACCGCCCGTATAAATTGTTTTATCCTCTCAAACATTTATGATCCCCCTTGACCGCACCTCTTTTCGCACTACTGTCTGCACATAATACCGTGATGCGTCCATGTCGTGGTCATATTCTTTGATAACTTCGTCTTCTTGAGATTTATCATCCCACATATACATACCGAACTCGTCAATTGCGCTGGTACAGCTTTCATGGTATTGCAGATAGCCCGCCTGTAGAAGCGTACCCATCAGGCGTATCCCATCCAGCACGCTGTTGTCTGCATCACGCACCAGATACCGCCCATGTCGCCGGATGGTTTCTTTAAATGAAGCCGCTGACGGGTCTATGATGATATACTCGACATACTGCCCTGAAAGGAACTTTTCCAAGTCGACGTAGTATTCTTCATCTGTTTTCTGTCTCTTTTCTTTCCGGCTGTCATGGCGGTACGCTCGCACGCAGGTAGATTTACATGTCATCATATCAAATCGCCAAAGCTGGAACACCGTCGGATTAATTGTACCGTAGTCACAGGAAACAAAATATCGGTTCCCTGATCCGCTTTCTCGCGTTACATGCCTGTCTGCAGAAAACATCGGATACACAAGCCCTTCGGCCACTCTCCGAAGCCCTAATATATCCCGTTGATACCATATGCTCTTTCGATCGTAGGTCGCGAGAATTTCCTTGAGCTTATCATCAGATACAGAAAGGTTGTCCGCTATCGTAAAATGCCCATAATTAAACCCATACTCCGGATTCTTTCTCTGTCTTTCCGCATGGAAATTCAGCACATCCGTATAGTATGGGTGGTTTTCGCCTTTTGGGTTTAAGTCATGATAAATACCACGGTCGGCACTGGTTAATGTTCGGTCGAATACCTCTTGAACGAATTTGGGGTGGCACTCATTTGCCTCTGTGATGTATGCAAGTCCATAGGTATTGCCTTTGATGGACTTTTCATCCCCGTCCTTTCGCCCACCAGATACCAGGACTATCTTATCCCCCGAAACGGTCCTGACATAAATACAATCCCGATTTTGATATTTACCGACGCGACAATTATTCTTCCCGAAATAATTAATCATGCCGTATCCGTCGCAGTCTATGATATTCAGCATGGCTGATGCTGTAGATACCCCCGCAATCAGATGGAACCGGTTCGGATGCTTTTCCAACCGCGCACAAAACGACATGGTCTGCAATACGTTCTTAGCGCCGCGTTTTCCTCCCTCTGCTACGTTGAACCAGCTATACAGCGATCGGTTGAAATATTCAATTTGCCGCTCGGTAAATGGAGCTGGTATATTATCCATCTTCAAAATCCTTTATATCTCGGTTTGGCTTGGGAGCTCGCAGCATGTCGGCCAACGCCTGTTTTCCATAGCTATCAGGTTCGGGCTTTTCTTTTCCATCAAACACACCCACATGCTTCCCCAGCAATTCAAGCGCTTTAATTTTGTTTGAATATTTCAAATCACTATCCTGCGCATCCGAAGCTGTTTTGTCCGCTATTTCTTTTAGTTTAAGTAGCACATAGTCTTGTGTGATTTCGGTTCTTTCTTGTCTTTCCGCTTTTGCTTCCCGTATTGCTTTTGAAACACAAGTTTTCCCAAGTAGTTCCGGACCGATCCTATCGGCGGTTTTACGACTGTACCCTGCACGGATTGCCGCTTGTGTCGCGTTCAAGTCAATCAAGTATTCATTTATAAATTGTCTCTGTTTATCCGTCAGCCGCGCAGCCATAACGCCACCCCCAATCTGCGCAAAACAAAACCGCCACCCGTCAGGATAGCGGTTTATAATTCTAAATGGTGGTCCCTCCTGGAATCGAACCAGGTCCCAGCGGTTATGAGCCGCCTGCTCGACCTTCGAGCTAAGGAACCATATACCCGCTTGTCGCGGGTATCGCCCACCCTGTACACACTACGCCAAGGAAAGGGATCACTCACCTCTCTTTGTCATGTATTTTACAGGCACATACATGGTGAGTATCGTGCAGGTGCAGGCCTTCTTCTCTTATGCGAGCTATCGCGCCGCATACGTCCGGCTGTCGGAGGGGAGCTGCCCCGCATCTCCCAGCTTCGCCAACAAATAGGAGGCGTTCCACACTGGGAGTTTCACATGTGATCGCGCTTGCCCCGTGGCCTTTGGTGCTTCGGCTTTCGCCTCGCCCCGCGTGGGCGATGATCGTACGTCTTTCCGCACTGCCAGTACACCGAGCGCTACGCTGCCCAGCCTTTTGCCCCGCCGCCCTCATGCAGGCTTAGGGACTCAAGCTATTGAACTCTATTAAGCTTTTAAACAGCATCATATGTCTTATGAAAAATATCCGGCTTGCAGGGATAAAACTCTCCATTCACGCCCTTGATGATATAATCGCCCTTGCTTGCTATCATCACACCTTCAAGCGTTGTAATCAAAAGCGAATCATCCATAAACTGCATACCAGTATCTACGAAATCAAAAATCTCTTTTTTGTTTTCTCCTGTCCATTGTACTGCTTCGATTGCAACAGGTTTCTTTCGATACTTCATAATAGCCTCCTTAGTTTGATATGCGGGCGTGGATTTGCACCACGCATGGGCAGTACAGTTGGCGACCCGTTTATAGGATTCGGAGTATGTATTAACTCGATACCTGAGCATTACGCCGCCTTTACACCGTCCAGCATACCCTTGCCAGCGTCTACTATTGCCCGTACATTTGCAGTTTCCCTGCTCGACTTTACCGCCCCGCCCGTGTTATCATTCCGGTGGTCACACCATTATGATAAAAAGCGCAGTTCGTCTATTCCGCCACCGCATATTCTACATTTGTTCTTTTATGCCTCTGTCAAGCGTTACCCATCTCTCGTCACCTGCCTCATGTAGCGGCGTGGCGGTAGTGAGCCGCCACGCTTCGCAGTTTGTGTATACCCGCCCTGCGTCGCTTCGCATCATGCTCGCCGCATATTGCCCGAATAACCCGTCGGGCGCGGGAAAAACTATGGCTCCCCCTATGCCTCATGCAGCTTTGGGGGCATGTCCCGCCCAGCACCGGCCAGACGGGTAGAAATGGAGGAAAACATGGATTTCAGACTTTTGTACTTTTATCCATTACCATTATAGCACATATACTATTAGGATTTTT